CCCGATTTATGCTTTCGCAGCGTTGATCATTGAGGCCGCTTTTGGTGAGGTTGTCTATTCTTTTGAAGACGGCTTCCCACTTACGATGCCGTCGGGAAACGATGGTCTTGTTTGCGGAAAAGTGTTGACGTCTGACAAACCTGGCGTCATGTGTCACCGGCCTGTCTTTCGGGGCAGCCGGAAGAGCTTCGCTAAGAATTTGACAGACAACCGCACGAATATGACTGCGTTTGATAAATTTTGGAACGCTTTGCCTAATCGTACATACGCGTTGTCGTTTGCCTATCCGCTTGAGCTTCGTGTCTTCACTGACATGTTGAGCGATGGATGGCACTACGTACGTGTTGTGAATGACTACGCATTGCAGCGTTTTTCCGGGTTTGTCACTGCGCACATCATTTTCTTTTACTACCTAGGTATGATGCTGATTCTTCTTCGCCTCGCTTGGCGATTGAAGGACGACTTGCCCTTCCGCTGGATTGATGGATTGGGCAAGTTCGGGTTTTGTGAAAGAATTCGTGATTGGTTTGGAGCATGGCGACTCACACCAGAGACGCTTTGTTTCGTTCCGTATCGTGACGTCGAGGGAAACGTGCTGTACGACACCCAAGGCCCGTATATTTTGTGCGAAGCCGAGGGGCTCAAAGTTAGGGCTCCGGCCATTGACTCTGTGCTTGTTGCTGCACGCAATCGAGCCACGGTACTGGAACATGGATTGGAATCAGCCCAGCCTTTTAGTGGTGTCTCCATAGACAAGTGGACGGAAACGTCCGTCGTGTCTCTGTGGATCGAAGACCATTGTGTTGGCATGGGTTCTCGGGTTAAGTTGGAGGATGGAACTACCGGACTGTTAACAGCCATGCATGTCTGGGAGCTTCTTTCTTCAACCTTATGCCCGAAATTGATGTTCCGTGGACGCTCCGTCTGCGTTGATCCGGAGTCAGAAATCGTTGTAGGCAGTGTTGATGCTGACTTTGCAGTCATTAACATTCCCAACAGGTTTTGGTCTGTGCTTGGAGTTTCAGCTAAGCCCTTCATGGCATTGCCAAAGGAGGGTGCCCGCACGTACGCCCGGGTGTACGGGC